TCTAAATAAAGATTTAAATTTTCTAATATTTCAGTAATACGTTGAAGATTTGTTTTACTTATTGGCGCATTATTGTTATTATAGCCTATTGGGCTATCAAAATTGTTTAAAGTACCTAAACCATCAAAAGCGTTAAAACTTACCGCAAATGGCGGTGTAATCATTTTCTCTTTGTATCTGTCTACAACTAAAAAACCTGACCAATATTCTGCCCAATTAGCAATTTTGTATTCTGTAATTTTATCAGAAATACAACCAATAGATTCAAGTGATCCTCCTTCATTTAAAATATTACGTCTAAAACTTGTTGAGGTTGTTAATGTTGGGTCAATAGTATTTTCCACGCAATCAATAGATTCAATACTCCCTCCATCATCTGAAACCCTATCAGAATATAAACCGCCTTGTGTTTGATTGTAGTAAACGACAACTTTATATTCTCTTTCGTCAAACTTATAAAAATCATCATAAGTAACGTCATCGGTAACAAATAGGTTTAATTGACATTTTGAGCCTATAATTGGACTATAAAAATCGTTAGATGATTGCCAAGATATTATAACCGGATTTGCGCTTCCAATCATTGGAAGTATATCGCCAGTATAATCTCTTTTTAATATTTCAACTTTTTTTCCATATCCTAAAACATCGGAAAATTCTAATCTGTATTTAACGCCGTATGCCATTCTTTTATTTTAGTAAACCCTACCCGCAGTTTCGTTTGCTCTTTCTATTGCAATCAATAAATCTTGTCCGTCAACTCTAACCTCCCCAGTTACGTTTATATTTCCGCCTCCTCTACTTTCTCCAATCATACCTTTTAACTTGTTCAATGGCGCTATAACCTCAGGATTTTGTCTTGCACCGGGATACTCTCCAACCAATCCCATTGTCGGGCCGCTTACAATTCCACCATTTGCAAAAGCAGTTGTTCTTCCACCACCTGAGCCAATTTTAGCGGCACCGGCCTTAAAAATACTACCTAAAGCAACTAAAGCAATACCCGCAGCGATAGCAACCCCAGGCGCTAAAGATTTAAAAGCAATTTGTATTTTCTTTAACGTTATACCAATACCAATAGCTAATTTACCTAATTGCATTGCCATACTTCCAATAGTTCCTAAAATAACTTTTGATAATTTACCGGCTAAGTTACCACCTCCGGTAATTGCGCTACCTAATGCAGCGCCAATTCCTGACGCAATATTTTGTAAACCTCCGTTAATAATTTGTCCGGCTCTTTGGTTAAATTCCTCTGCTTGTTGTAGCGCTAATAGTCTATTTTCTGCTAAAACCGCTTGTTGTTCCGCCATAACAGTTGGGAGCCTTTCGGTATCGGCTGCAATCATATCACTTATAGGCGTTTGAATTCCCGCACCGCTTACTCCTTCCGTTGCAGTGGTTGCCATTGGTCTTGTTGGAACGCCACCAAAACCGCTATCTCCACCATTTCCACCACTTACACCACTTGGAGTAACTCCACCATCTTCACTTGTTCCGGCACCACTAACCGCCATCTCAACTGGAATAACAATTTTTGCTATTGTTTTTTGTTGTAACGCTTCGTTAAAATTATCTACGACAGAACTACCTAATGTTGAGGCGTCTGTTTTAATAGAATCAAATGCGCTTGTAACATTGTTTTTTAATCCATCGGCTAAATCTGTAAACCCTTGAACAATTTTATCTTTGTCAAAGGTAAAAATGCCCATAATAATATCGCCAATACCTTTAAATAATGTCATAAAATTATTTGCAAAGGTTTTTATTATTGTTGAAAAAGTAGAAAAAACAAACTTCCCAACGGCTAACATATTTTTAAAATTCATTATTAACGAATCAACCGCTAATTGAATAGGCAATGAATTATTGTACAATTCTATAAAATAGTTTCCTATTTTTACTAGAGCTGATTTTATACCCGCCCAATTTTTATAAATGACAACTGAAATCGCAGTTAATCCGGCAACTATTAATCCAATCGGGCCCATCATTACAGATAATGCCGCTCCAATAGCCGGAGCCATTGTCATTAATGTACCTATAATCGCTATAACTGGCCCTAAAGCCGCAGCGATACCCGCTAAAACAACTATTAATTTTTTTGTTTGTGGCGATAACGCTTTAAATTTTTCAGAAAGTGAAGTAAAAAAATCTCCTAATCTTTTTATCAATGGCGCTACTGTTATCATAATAACTTGACCAACCTCCATCAAAGACTCTTTCATTGCGTTAAAACCTTGCGTCATTTTAAATGATGCAGATTTAGCAGTTTTTTCAAACGCCTTATCGGTTGCGCCCATTGAATCAGTTAAAGCATCAAAAACCTTTTTATTATCCTCTAAACCGGCACCGGTTAAATCTAAAACACCTTTTAACGCTCTAATATTTGGAAATAATGCAGTTGTATCTTGTCCAGTCTGTTTTAAACCCTCTTGCAACATCACTAAAGTATCTAAAAGACCTTTTTCTCTCAATGATTGTTGAACGCCTTCAGTAGACATTCCCATAGCATCTAAAGCATCTACTGCTTGTTTGCTAGGTTTTTTTAATGATGCTAGTATTGCAGTTAATTGAGTTGCACCGGTTGCGGCATCTGTTCCCGTTTTTGACATTGAGGCCATTGCAGCACCAACTTGGTCAAAAGAAACTCCCATATTTGACGCTAAAGGAATAACCCCACCCATAGCACCGGCTAATGCTGACGCTTCAAGTTTTCCCTCTCTTACTGCGGCCGTTAATATATCTGTTGCTCCGGATGCAGATAAACTTTCTGAGCCGTATGCGTTCATCGCTGAAGTTGATAAATCAGCTATTGTTTTTGTTTCTCCTAAACCTACTGCCGCTGCTTTTAAAGACATTTCTAAAACATCCATTGCCTCTTTACCACGTAAACCCGCAGAGGTTATAAAAAACAATGCTTCGGCTGCCTCTTTTGAACTTTTACCAGTATCAACCGCCATTTTTTTAGCGGCTTCGCCCATTTCTGAAACCTTGTCAGCACTAACACCTACAAGCGCTTGAATTGAAGTCATAGACTTATCAAAATCAAAAGCCATCTTTGTAGCAGCACCACCGGCTGCAACTAACGGCAAAGTCAATCTAGTTGATAATGACTTCCCAACGCTTTGCATCTTTGAGCCAAAACTTGACAATTTAGAACTCGCAGAACTAAGCGCATTTTTTAACTTGGAAGAATCTCCGGTAATATTTATTTTTAAATTCTGTTCGGCCATAGTATTAAATAAGTTGAAACAAAAATACAAAAAAAAAGACGCTTTTATTTTAACGTCTTTTTATTAGTCATTGATTGATATTTTGACATAAAAGCATCCATTTGCTCTTTAGTAGATTTAGGCTCTGCCCTTTTCTTTTTTCTTGCATTATCGCTTGGTAATTTAAATAAATCTTCAGGCTTTAACATCTGAGATCTTTTCTCACATTGCACGTTGTGAATCATTACGGCAATGTAACGAGTTTGCTCCCAATTTAAATTAATATTGTTATGATAGTGTTGGGCGATTAAAGCATTTTCCCTCCAAGTTTGCCGCCAAAAATCGTCAGGCTTAATTCCAACTAATCCAATGTAATGGTCAGTTAGGCTTTCAAAATTTATTGTTTCTTTGACGGCTGACGCTTTCCCTTAGTTTCAGTTTCGCCATTTAAACTATTACCTAAAATTTTAGATTGTAACATTACCTCAACAATCTCATTTATTTTTTCGGCGTCTAATTCATCTAACCAAGCGCCTACAGTAAATAAATTATAATCTATTTCGTTTCCGTTTTCTTGGTCGTTTGCTAAGATTGCTGAATAAACTAAGGCTCTTAATCCTTTTATTGATATTCCGTTTTGAAATGCTCCGCCAATATCGGCTAGACTGATTCCTAATTGCTCGGTAAATTCCGACCAAAAGTTCATTGAAAAATGTAGAGTTCTGTTTTTGTTACCGACTTTGATGTCAATGTAACCCCTTTTTTTGTTTGTCATTTTTTAAGGTTTAAAATTAATATAAAAAAAGCCGTCGCCAAATATTGACGGCGGCCTATATGATAAAAACTAATTATTATTAGTTAGTTGATTTTGTGATTGCTCCAGTGATAGTTAAAGAGCCACTGTAAGTAACTGCAGCTTCCATCTCAGCAGACATTTCAACACTTGATAAAAATGCTTCAGCAGTATAAACCGCGTCTCCAGTTTCAGCAGTTCCAAATACGCAAGTTAATTGAGTTCTAGCTAAAAGAAAATCAGCCATCTCAATAGCATTTGACGCATCGTCATATACTACTAATCCCTCGAAAGAAATTTCTCCTCCTTTTACGCCTCCGATATACTCAGAAAATCCGTTTGAATCTTTAGTTGTAGCTTCCGGCGTGTCCATTGATAAAGACATTGAACAACTTGTAGTGTGTCCAACTGTGGCACCTTCCACTGTTAAAATTAAGTTAGTTCCGTTAAATACTCCGGTTGTAGCCATTTATGTAATTTTTAATATTATTAATTTTGTGTAAATATACGAAAATATTTATTTATGAAAATAGTTCAATTTATTGTCCTATTATTTTATTTATCATTGTTTGTATCTCTTTAGGATCTACATTTAACCTCATTGATAAACCACCTTGCCACACTCTTTTTAGCTTATTACTTTCATCAAATAATATTATCGCCGGAACAGATTTCACTTGTTGTTTAAACTTTTTTGGTTGGTCATCATAATTAACTCTTAAAACTCTTACGTTTTTAAGTGTGTTCAAATGTTTATAATCGTTGCTTTTATTCCAATTTGAATTGACATACAATAAGGTAACATCTTGAGAGTATAGACTTACAGAAAACAAAAGTAATATAACAAGTAAAAAGGTTTTCATAATTATCTTTTTATAATTTGGAATAGTTTCTCGTCTATCTTGTCTAGCTTCTCACTATTCTTATTTACTTTCTCGTTAATGTTTATTATCGTTGTACGAACTAACTCGTCTTTTAATTCATACTCTGATTTTTTTATCTCAGGCTCCGGAAGTTGCTTTGCTAATTCAATATCTGATTGTAAAGCAAAATAAACAGATGCAATTGAAACGGCGCCAACAACAATAATACCAATAGTTTTTAAGTCTAATTGTACTTGTGTGTCTTCTGATATTTTATTAGCCATTTTTATTCTCTTTACTTATATTAATAATTTTCATAATTGTGTACACAATAGATACTAAAAGTAAGGTTAATTTTAACCATTGTTCTATATTAGAAAAACTAACCATAAAGGTTATAAAGTTTAAAGCACC